GGTGGGGGCGGTAATGCTTTTGGTGGTTATTCAGCAGGTACAGGCGGTGGTAATAATAGTGGTATAGGTGGAGGGGCAAGTGTGTCTGGAAATAATGGTCAATACTTTGATGGTGGTTATACAGGGAGTGCGGTAAATCAATTATCACAAGCTCGTGCCCCTCGCGGTATGGAATTTGGTAATATATATGGAACTACTCGTTTTGATCCTCTTACAGGTCAATACATCGAAACAGCAGCGCCTGAGTTTGAACAGTTCCAGCAGGGACTTCTAGGGCAGCTTCAGGGCTCTCAGGAAGCCTACCAGAGCTTCGATCCCAATGATGCGGCAGCAGAGTACCTACGTGGCGTAAATGCCCTTAGAGAGCCTCTCAGAGAGCAGCAGACGCAATCCTCCTTGAGTCGTCTGATAGAGTCTGGTAAACTAGGATCTACAGTCGGTACACAAGCTTTGGCTCAATTAGAGACTGAACAAAACAACCAACGATTCCAAGAAGCAACACAAGCCCAACAGTATGGGGCTCAGATGCAAGATCGTATGATGGCTAATCAGGCTGGTCTATTTGGTCTGACTCAGAACGTAGCAGATCAACAATTCAAACCACAGCAGCAAGCACTCGGTTCTGTCCCTATGCTGCAACAAGTATATGGCTTTGCACAAGAGCCTCAGTTCCAAGAAAGTCTAGCACAGCAAGGTATTGCAGCACAGCAGAGTGCTAATAATACATCTAACTGGATGGGCTTAGGAACTTCATTACTAGGTACTGACGTAGGTCAGGATTTGATAGGTGATGCTTGGGGCTGGCTAACTAGCTAATATTGGAATTACGGAGTAAGACACATGGCAGGATTATTTGGCGCAGGGCCATCATCAAACATTTTACAGACAGTACAGTCTTCTTATGGGGATATGCTCAATGCTGAAAAGCAGAAGGGTGTATCCACACAGGCTGCTATGGGTGCTTTTGGACAAGCGATAAGCCCTAAAGCAATTGGTATGAATCAATTTAAGAATGATTTTAAAGACGCAGATTGGAGTAAGCCAGAAACATATCAGAGGGCTGGTGAGCAGATTATGCAGTTTGATCCTAATGGCGGTTTAGCTATGATGGATAAAGGGCGAGTTCTAGCATCTTCTCTGGTTCCTAAAACAGATCGACAATTTGTAGAAACTGTTGATGCAAATGGAAAGCCAATTAGAAAGTTAGTTGATCTAGAGTTGATGGAATTAGGTTCAACTATTTCATCAGATAAAAAACCTACTGCTACGAAAGACACATATACAGGCGCACAGCTAATGCTGTTACCTAAATATAAAGGTATGGTTTTTGATCCTACTACTGTGTATCAAGTTGATTCTGCGACTGATTCTGTAAGTCCTGTAAGTAAAACAGGAGAAAGTGAATCTGCCTTTATATCTAGTACAAAAACAGGCCAGCAGTTAATGGATATGCCTGAGAATAAAGGGAAAAAATACGATCCTACTACTGTATTTAAACAACTACCAGATCAGACTTGGCAGCCTATAAGCAAGACAGGGGAAGGTGAAGAGTCTAAAGGAACTACTCTAAGGCAAAACGCAAAAACAATTGCTGGAGAAGGTGCTTCTGAAAAACAAGTTGTACAAGTAATGAGACAGTTAGGGGGTATTGCAAGTGATATGCAAGTACCTGTAGGAGAAATAATTAAAATTACTAACAGCTTCCAAACTGCTACAGATACTGAAAGAAAAAGAGTAAAAGGCGCTGATTATGTTATAGATTTAACAGCAGAAGATACTTTTAGAAAAGGAATGAAAGCAGACGAGATTTCAAGTATTGCTGATAATTTAACTCGTAGTTTGTTTGGCGATAATGCTTTAAAAGCCCAAGCTGAGATGGATAATTTTAGAAATTCTAAAAAGTTTACTCTTAAAGTACGCAACGCATTTAGTAACTTTTTTGATGGTACTCACACAGCAGAAACACTTAAAGGATTTCAAGAGTTAGCTAAGTTTGTAAAAGAGAGAGAAATGGATTCTTACAACGACAAACGACAAGCACAAGCTAATGCTTTAGGAGTATCTAGTAACTTAAAACCAGATCAGATAGAAACCATATTAGGGCCTGTAAAAGGCATGAAATGGATTCAGCCAGACGGTACTCCTTATCCAGATGCTAACTATGAGTTGAATGGGGATATGTGGCGAGTAAGGAATGGTATAGGCTATATTAAATATAAAAAAGGTGAATTTTAAATGGCTGCTTTAGACTTGTCAGGCGCAAAAGTCGTAGGGCCTTTGGATGATACTTCAGTTACACCTAATGAAGTAAGTGATTCAGGAACTGCATTAGATTTTTCAGGGGCCGTTGCTGTTTCTGATGATGCCCTAAATCAAAAATTAGACTTAAAAATGTCTGAATTGTCTGAGGTAGACACGGTAAGGGCTTCTGAAGCTAGGCAGGGTGAGGATGAATCTTCATTTGCTTACTTTATAAGGATGAGTGCAGCCGCTTTTGAAAGAGGTGCTGTTAACTCATTAGATACAGTTATACCAGATGATTTGGTAGATCAATGGAGAGGGGAAGCTACTAGAGGTATGGATTTTGATCAACCTTACTTGTTCCAAAATCCTAATCGTTTTATGACTCCTGTAGAATTGTACCAGCATCGTTCTCATCTACGAAATCTATGGGGATTTAAAGGAGAGGAACCTATTCCTGCTCAAGGCACTGAAGGTAATCCGTTAAACACAACAGAGTACATCGTTAGGTTTTTAACAGCAGGTCAAGAAGGTGCAGCAGATGTTACAAATTTAGCAACAACAGCACCTCGTATCATAGCTAACGTAGCTCAATCTTTCCTACCTTCTGCGGCAGCAGACTTAATTGTAAATGAAACGGCACAAGTTCTTGCTGATACTGATTTAAGTTCAAGCACAAAAACAAACATTTTACTTGCAACAGGAATAACAACGGGCATAACTACAAGTGTTGCTCAGTCTACTGTCCCTATTGTTTATAACTCTATTAAAGCAGTAAAAAAAATAGATCCTGTAAGTTCAGTAGAACTTGGTTTAGATAAATACCAACAAAGATTTGCAGATAGGGTAGCGGCTAGTGGAGGTGACTTCTCTGAAATAATGGAACAGGCTTATGAAGTACAAGCAGCTTTAGGTGGAGAACCTCTAAAAATAATCCCTATAGCGGCAGCTATGTCAAACGATATAATGTCGAGTCAATTTAATAAGTTCTATGGGGATGGAGGAGATGCTCAATTTAGAAAAAACATTTCAGAAGCTATTAAAGAGTTTGAAGTTAGACAACAAGAATACCTAGAATTATTAAATGTAGATCCTAATTTGCCAGAAGGTTTTACAGTACCTAAAGCAATAGCAAAAGAAACAGAGGCAAGAACTAAATTTGAAGAGGCTCGTCAGGCACACATACAGAAAAAAATAGATACTGTTGAAGATAATTTATTTAAAGTCACTGAAGGTTTGGTCAGAAATGATGCTAAGACTGATATAGGCGCTGCTGCGGCAGGTCTGGTAGCTAAAAAGAAAGCTTTAGTTCAGGATCGTTTGTCTCCTATGTATACTGAATGGAAAACTAATGCTAAACAACAAGGAGTTGAACTAGCACCAGAAGGAGTAGACAACTTATTAGGGTGGGTAGAAAGTTTACCTTTAGATGAAGGTCGGTTCTTAAAAGGATTTAGTCCTCTATTAAGTTTAAAATCAAGAACTGATCTAGACCCAGAGACAGGTCTTTCTTTAGAGTCTTATAGTGCTACTGATATGTTGCAGTTAAAGAATCAAGTAAACGGAAGAATACGTGACTTATCTGGAACTACAGATTCTGCTGGTAAGGTACAGCTAAACTTATTGAATAGGTTTAAACAAGGCCCTCTAGCAAACGCATTAGATGAATTACCTGATGGTTTTGGAGATGCTTTACGTAAGATAGATGAAACGTATTACAAAGAAATGGGTATCCCGTTCAATTCGGCTGGCGTAGCTAAAATGTCTGTCAGTAAGTTTACTAATCAAGTTGCTAACGATTTAACTAAACTACAAAACGCAAGAGACTTTATAGGGGCTGTTGGTGAAGAGGGCGTTCCTGTTTTAAAAGATGCCATATACGCAAAGATAAACAACTTAGCTATAAAAGGAAGTGACGTTGCTCACGAAAAACGTATAAAAGCATGGCTCAATGATCCAGACAACGCTGAATTAATTTCTTTAGTTCCTAATTTAGGGGATGAACTTTCAGACGCGGTAGTCGCTATTGAAAGTTCCCATGCAACCATTGCTCGTCTTAAATCAGACTATGCCTCTAACGCATTTCAAGCTACTAATGATTTTTTAAAGCTAACTCGTAATAGCGGATTAGACAGCACAGTAGCTAACATGATAAAAAGTGGTGGCGCTAGTATGGGAGATATATTACCTCTTCTTAAAAATATGGATCTTGAAAGCGAGGCTATGTTTAGAACGGGTATACGTCTACAGTTAACAGAAAGAGCAATGAACAATAAGATTGTAACATCTTCTGGCAAGGCTAAGACACAAGCCCAAGCTTATATGGAGGCTAATAGAGAAGTGTACACTGAGTTCTTTGGTGCAGAGTACATAGATCAGTTTTCAACAGCTATGAAAGCTTTTGATATAGTAGATACTGGCGCTAAAGTGGCTAAGATACCTATTAGAAGTTCTGCTAAAGCTAATGAACTATTAAAAGAGTCTACAGGAGTAGGGGCTTCAGAGGTTGCTTCAGCATACCGTAGGGTTCAGAATAGATTTATGAGTCCAATAGGAGCAGCAACAACTATAGTTTCTAAGATAGCCCAGTTTAAATTAGACGGTAAAAAAGAAGCCCGTCTTAAAGAGTTAGTCTATGATCCTTTAGTTGTATCTAAACTGGCTAAACTATATGACTCATACCAGAGTGCTACTTTAGCTGATAAAGCTATAGCTATTAAGGATGCAATGAAAAGAGTAATAATGAAAAATACTAAAAGAGGTATTTATATCGGAGCGCGTGAAGGTAGGTTGAGCGAATACGGTACTCCACCAGAACAGGAACAAAATTAATGTTTGAAGAAATGATGGCTCAATACGAGAGAGTAAAAGCTGACTTGTCGGGGATGTGGGCTGCTATAGACGTTACTATGGTAGCTGCGAAAGTGTCTGATTCTTTAAAGAAATCAGCAGGAACCCCAGAAAATGCAAATATGGTGGATAAAATAGAGAAGTCTAGAACTGGAGGATCTCCTGTTACTTTACAGGCTTTTACTGCCCCTGTTCCAGAAGAGGCTCAAAGTTTTACTCCCTCTGTTCAAGAAGAAGAAGTAGGCGTATTTACAGACACTACAGCAGACACTACTGTTTCTGATCTAGGAAATGAAGAAGAGTTGATGTCTTTGTTAGATGAAGAAGATGAGTTCTTAAATAATGAAGGGTATAAAGGTGATGTACTTGACATGGAATTATTTAAGTCACAATTAGTAGAGGATGAAGGTCTAAGAAATAAAGTGTATGAAGACACTGAAGGTAATCTTACTGTAGGCGTAGGACATAAAATTCTACCAGAAGATAATCTTAAAAGAGATAGTGTACTAGATTCAGATGCTGTAGAACGTATATTTGATAAAGACGCAATTAGTGCTGTAAAACAAGCTTCTACATTAGCTGTTAACTGGGAAAGCTTACCTGCCCAAGCAAAGCACGTTCTGGCTAATATGACTTTTCAGTTAGGTAAGGCAGGGGTTTCTAAGTTTAAGAAGACCCTTGATTTAATTAACAAAAAGGATTTCAAAGGGGCTTCTGTTGAAATGTTAGATTCTAAATGGGCGAAACAAACACCCAATAGGGCTAAAAAGATGTCTGCTTTAATGGCTTCAATCACTTAATTTTAGGCAAATAAAAAGGCCCCTCAGATTTCTCTTTGGGGCCTTTTTTGTTTACTTCTTTCTATTACCTACATTATCTTCTAACTCTATAAGAAGGTCTATGTAATGTTTGATCTTCTCTAGATCCTCCACACCATTCTTATTACGCCACCTAGATATGTACTTTACAATACTACCTTCAATAAAGGACAGGTTGTTAGCGTGAATGTATTCAATAGGCTGAATGCCTCCCATCTGATAGTGACTACCTCCTACTTGAGTGTCTAGTGATGAATTAGGTTCCATCTTCAAAATCCCCTCGCTCTATAGCAATCATTAATTTATCGTCAAACCTCTCTAACAACTCTTCAGCAGAAATACATAATATCTCAACTAACAGGTCTACATCGTAGTCTCTGGTTATGTCTTCGATTAGTTCCTCTACTGTCTTAGCCATTAGCTGTCTTACTCCACTTATTAAGGGCTTTCATATCATCTTGTGAGAACCATTTAATGTCGTGCTTATCACACCAGCCAGCGTTAGTTAGTTTAGATCCTTTCCGTAGTTTCTGATGAGGCTTAGACCAGACAAAGACAAGTATCTTATTCTCTTTTAGCATCTGGTCGTGGATAGCTTTATACTTCTGGGTGTCTCCAGACCTAAAGAATCCTTTGACTTCAATAAAGATATTACCCTTAATGAAGTCTGGATTATAGGTCTTATGGATTATGTACCCTATCTTTTCAGATTCGTACTCCCATTCAGATAAACCTAAAGCTACCCTAGCTTCTAGTTTACTTCGGTACTTTGGCAGTTGCTTTTTTGACATCTGGAATATCCTTTAATAACGCCTGTACCATTTGACCTGTACCATCAATAAAAGGACTGCCGTGTAGTGCCCATCCTAGATTCAATAGTATGTTGATCTGCTCTTCAAAACGCTCAGATCGGGGAGTCTGTACTACTTTAAATTTTACACTCATATTACTTAGTCTCGGTTATTTCAATTACTCTAGGTAAACTCCAAACTTCCGTTAGGAACTTAGGGCCTGTACTATACAAGAAAGTCCTTAATTCAGGGTAGCAAGTATGCTTATAAGGACAGTAAGAGCATTGTGTAGATAACTTCATATTCCCACTTTTACCATCTGGTACTGGGTAGCTACATGGCTCAGGCATTTCATCTTTAGATACAATATCTTTTAAGTGAGTGATCCTGTCCTCAATGCTTTCACCTTCAGTCAAGTCTATCATTGCTAAGGCTAAATGTCCATTGCCTTTGTCCATAGCAAGCCAACCACCTTCTTTAACTCCAAGCCCTGCACCATAGCCTTTTAACTGATCTACATAACCAAAGGGATCGTCAAACTCTACAGTGTTATCCTTGAACTTTTTAAAGGCGTAGCTGGAGGCTGATTTAACATCAATAAGTTTACCATCAATAGTACAGTCCATAGAGCCCTTGACTCCATTAACCTCTACCTTATCTTGTTCATTAGCTACAGTGTGACCACCTAGACGTACTAACAATAAGACTAACTCTTCTATTACATGACCGTACAGGAACTTAATCAACGTAGAGGGCTCTAATTCCTCTTTAGGGTAGTCTTTGGAGTTAAGCCATACCTGTCTATCAGGTTTGCCTACGGACGACATACGCAAGCGTGTGGAGTCTCCGCGCTCTTCAAACAATGACTTAAATACAGCCTCCTTTACGTTAGTCCCGAACAGATCAAATATCGCATCAACATCTACGTCTGGATCTGCTTTGCTATTCTTGACTACCGAATAAACATCTTCTATTAATGTGTCTAATGTTTTATTCATTATATTTATTACCTTTTGATAGATTATCTTTTGCTTTTAAAATTTGTAAGTTATTCTCTACATGGAACCCCGATACTTTCTTACCTTGTAAGGGTATAATATGGTCAACATGGTAGGAATTAGGGCCGTACTTACTAATTAATTTAGAACACTCTTCATATATCTTTCTGATCAAAAACAAATTTGCCCATTTAGGAGTTCTCTGTATTTTAGAGGCGGCTCGTTTTGAATTGATGTAGTTAACATACCCTTTGTTTTCTTTTTTCCATTTTATTTTTCTTAGTTGTTCTTTTTTTGTATTAACTCTGGGTTTTTTTCTGGAATCTCTTTCATATATTCTATTTTCTATTCTTTTACATTCAATACATCTATATTTATGATTCCTTACACAACTAGATAACCAGTTAGATCCTTCTTTTAATACATTTTTACATCCTATACATTCTCTATTAGTGGCACTCATACCAATTATTCCCTATCTTAGATTCTCCGTCCAATGGACAGTTCATGTTTAACTCTATACCAGCATTAACGATAGCTTCTACAGCCAATACACCAAAGCGTTCTGAGTGTGCCTCCAGCACTTGAGTCTGATACTCATCGTGGATGTTACCTACAAAAGTAAAGTCTAGCTTTTCTTCTCTAGCACTGTTGTATAATAACACAAGTGCCTTTTTCATAACAATCGCTCCTGCTGACTGTAAGAGAAAATTAGGGGCTGAGTGTTCAGACCTAACCCAGATTTTACGACCGTCCAAGCCCTTCAAATATCCCCTGTTAGAAGCTTTCTTAATCTTAGTAATTAAGTCAGCTAGTGAAGGAATGTTATTGAATAGAGTGGCCTTTAGCTGCTTACCTTCTGCGGCAGATCCATTGATTATAGTGCCCATCTTAACGTCACCAGCCCCATAGCAGAGAGCATAAATCATCGTTTTGGCCTGATCTCTAGAAGGTAGTCCAGCCATCTCCTGATTGTAGGAATGTATATCACCGTCTATAATCTGATTGATGTACTCTTCATCATTCATGTAGTGGGCGAGCATTCTCAATTCTAGGCCAGAAGCGTCACAACCAACTAGCTTATACCCTTTGGGCACTATCCAGCACTCACGGCACTCTTTACCATAAGGGCTGTATGATGCAGGGACTTGGGCAACATTAGGGCTGCTATGGGTCATACGGTTTGTTTGAGCGCCTATAGCATTAACGTAGCCGTGTACTCTGCCATCGTCTGCTACAGACTCTACCCAACTCAGAACCATTCCTACGCGCTTCTGGAGTAATAGAAACTCTTTGATCATCACTGCTTCAGGTATGTTTACATCTTCTAATACTTTCTCGTCTATCTTAGGTAAGCCTGTCTCAGTAAACTCAGTAGGCTTCCAACCAAAGTGGATCAAGTAACGTCCTATCTGTTGGCGACTACCTAAGTTAAAGATAGGGTATTCAAAGACACCATAACTGCCTTGTGAGTTATGATGAAAGCCTTGATCTCTATGCTTACCCATGATGGCTGCCTCAGTACCATCTTTCTTTAGTGGGTTCTTAGGGTAGTTCTTTTCTACCCATACTGGTAAAGGTGTAAAGCGTTTACGGACTGTAGCTTCTGCATTCATCATGCTCTCTTTGAGTTCAGCTAACAATATAAAGGCTTTCTTTTCGTCCAGTAACCAACCACTACGGGTCTGTTCAGCTAT